CGATCAAGCCGGAAGCCTGCAGCCTCTTCTGCCTGCTCATATGTCGCAGGCTCGATTCGGAAGCCGTGCTCTGCACTCGGGTCTGCCACTGACCGCATAACTTTTGGCATGCAGATATCCTCGCCCGCCGCTCACCGGCAGGCATGTAGGGGGATTGGGGTTAAACGAGTTCGGCGGGGACGCTGCAGGTCTTGCCGATGGCTTCAGCCAGTACGGCGCGGCACACCGCGACAGCCCGGGTCTCACCGTGCACGCGCTGGAACGGATCGCGCTTCGTGTCCGCCACCCAGTTGACGCCGTGGCCGGGCTCGACCCATACGGCGTATTTGGTGATCAGGCGCTCGCACTGGGCGTCGTCCACCGGCGGTGCGCAGAAGGCCAACTGCAGCTGGCCGGCCGGCGAGGGCGTGGCTCCCTCGATTGCCTCGATAGCCCATCCAAGCGCGGGCCCGGCCAACTCTTCGGTTCGAATGCTGATCATCCTGCTCATGGCTTTGGCCCCTTGTAGATGAAGACGTAGGCGAACCAGAGGGTGGCGATCATGGCGTCACCCCCTGGCCGAGCATCACATCTGCGACAATTTCCCAGAGTTGGGCTGGTGACCACTGGTAACGGTCGAAGTCGCCATCGGGCTCAATACCGATCACGCAGCTCGACTGCGCGCCTTGCTGGCCCTCCCACCCCTTTTTCAGGATCGTCGCTACCTTTCCGTCACCACCTGGCTCTGTTTGGTGAAAGTCGTAGGCCCGCATGCGATACATCGACCCGGCAGCAATGGCCTGTCGACTGGTTTGCAGCATCTCTACAGTTCCATTGCGCACCCATGGCCGGCCGCCCCTGGCGCTGCGGGCGCCTTCATGGATGTACAGCTCATGCGTAGCCTGCTTGAAACAGGCGGCTGCGGGCGGTAACTCGGCAAATTCAACGTTGATCTGCGTGCCCACGATTACCAGGGAGTCAAAATCAAAGCGGTGATTGTGGATGGCCGAGTGCTCAAAGCACGCCCGGCGCGGCAGCTCAGGGTGCCAGACGTGCATGCGCTGTTTGCCTTCCAACTGGATCTGCACAAAGCCCAGGCCGTGCAGGGTGATCTTGTCGGTCATTACGTCGTCGATGATGCTCACGGGCACACTCGTCCTTGCCGCTATAGCGGCTGACTTTGAAGGGGGAGGGGTAGAGGTTTTGCGGTCGGAGTACGGATGTACTCTTTTCAGGGCTTGGCGTTCAGTACGGCGTCGATACGCTCATTCATGCGGTGGTACTTCCATGCATCCTGTGGTGGGTCGCTCATCAGCATTACGCCATGATGCTGGCGCGCCTCATGCAACAACCCCAGCAGTAAATCTGCCAGTTCATCCGCTGCGGTCAGGCGCTGTTGCAGGTCTTCACATTGGGCCACTATCTGGGCCAATACCTCATACTTCGCCCATTTCCCTTCGGCATCCTCAATCATCAGCCCAGGCTTCAAGCTTGGGGTGTATCGTTTTACTTCGGTCACGGGGAGTCCTTGCCGGGCCATGCCCGGGCGGTGGAGTGGGGGAGTTATGCGGCGCGCGCTTGGCGTTGCTCAGTGCGCCACGGGTCGTTGGCGCGTGCGAGCGCAGCCATCGGCGGCGGGCTAACACTGTTGCCGCACATGTGCACCTGCTGGGTCTTGGTGAAAGGTTTGCCGTCGGCGCCGTGGCTGATGACGTAGTCGGCCGGGAAGCCCTGGGCCTTGTACAGTTCGGACGGCTTGAGCATCCGCAGGCAGATGTCGACGATCACGTAGGGCGTGCCCTTCACCATCACTGTGACCATGGCCAGGCGGTCCTTGGTGGTGATCGTCGGCGCCGGCGAGTCGCAAGCGCTGATGTTCTCGGTGCCGTAGTAGCTGATCAGGAAGGCGGCGACGCGAAGGGCACCGGCTTCGTGTTCGGGTGATAGGGTGAGCGACACCAGTGAGCTTTTACCCCCGCCGCCCGCAGTAATAGTCGGTGCCGGTTCTTCCAGGCCCTGGCCAACACTGGCGCCGAATGCCCGCTCCATGAATGCGCTGGCCAACCCGTGGTGCTGGCCGCCGGCGCTGATGGTGTGCAGCGGATCATTTACGTCCCGGGCATCGCAGTTCCCGCGCAAGTGCACAAGGTTCGCCGCGACCAGCTGTTGCTGGCTGCCGGTGTTGGTCACCGTGGTCATCGGGTCCTCGATGCTCTTGGCGTTGGTGGTGTTGAAGCCGCCATTCATCTGGGCCATGAACACCGTGGAGATGCCCATGGCATGTGCGGCCCCGGCCGGGCGCTGATAGTTGCCGCCGCTGGTGATGGTCGGCAGTGGCTCGTCAAGCGCTTTGCCCGCGTCGTTGAATCGAAACTTCACCAGGTGCGCTGATGCGATCGAGTGACCTCCGCTTGCTGTGACCGTGCCCAAGGGGTCAGCAGAGGATTTACAACCGTCTCCCCAGCGTTGAACACCCCCCGGCTTCCCTTCGCCATGGGCAGCGGTAACCATCACAGGGCTGATCAGCGTCAGTTCCCCGCGGTTCGCGCAGGTCACCGTCGGCAAGGGCTCGAGCGGGTCGTTGATCCGGTCGCTGCCCTGGTGTGT